ATCAGCACCGTCTTGGAAGGGATATTCCGTAACGGCAAGGGCGTGCGCGATGCTTCCATCAACGCTGACGAGGTCAAGTTCCCAGGGGCCTAGTTTTGAAATGCTCACTGGTATGACCTCCCACTCCATGGGATCGTACTGGCGTTCACGCTGCCCTTGGTCTGGGTACCGCTAGTTTGTTCGATGACCGAGGTTTTCTTTTCGGTATCGACGAAGATCTGGAAGCCTTGATAAATAGGCGGCGTTTTGTCATTGCCACCAGAGAGCGCATCCTTTAAAATCTTAGGCTTACCGGAAATCATATCTTCCTTATTCTGCCTGACAGCATCTTGCAGTTGAGCACTCAGCTCACCGCGCCTCTTGTTTAGCTCGGCGACCTTGCCGTCATTAGTCCAGAAAGCTGAGTTTTCTTTTGCAAGCTGCTTTTCAATATCATCCATCTGCCCGCTAATGCCTTCTGCTTTCGCGCCGTACTTGGTGCGAATTGTTGCGGTATTGGCTGCCTGACTCTTCTCGATTCCTCTCATTGTGTCGGCACGAGCAGATAAGAGCTCAATGAATCCAACGGCCAAGGCCGCCGCAGCGCCAAGTGCGGCCAAAGCGATTATGAGCGGCGCAAACATGACCGCACCAGCAGCGAGTGCAGTACCTATACCACCAATGCCAGTTATAAAGGGAGCGGCAACACCCGCTATCGACAGGAAGTTTCCTTTAAAGAAGCCAAAGAATTTTGAACCCCACGATGCAAATGTGGGCATCTTTTTTGCAAACCAGCCTTCCGCCTTCTTTGCCGTCTCCACCGGTGCTTTTGATCCGCGTGAGCCGCCAGGGATATCATCGTAATAATCTGATCCAGGCAGTCCGCCAGATCCCATATTGGTAACAAAGACCTTCTGCACTCCGATGCTATCTAGGGCACCTTCGACACCTTTTCCGGCAGATGCGCCACCTTTGCCTTTTGCGAGGCTCGTCAGCTCTTTACCGAACCGGAACACCTCAATGCCCCATGATCCAATTTTTACGGCTGTGAGTGCTATTGCTGCCACCGCAAGAGCTTTGAATCCAGCCTCTGCAATCTTCTGATGGTCATTGAGGTACTTTAGTGCATTAGCAGCCTTCTCAATGGGGCCAGCCAAATTCACTGCGAGCAGTTCTTGAAAATTGGTTTTGGCAATTTTCATCTGCATCGTATTGGTCTGTATGATTCGCCCAAATTTCTCATGGACGTTATTCATCTTCGACGCTTCTGGCGCTACGTTCTTTAAGTCTTCAAGGAACCCATAATCACCAGTAACCTTTCTCTGGCGGGAGAACTCCTCCATCATTTTCAATGCGCCGTCTGTGAAGCCGAATTTGGAAAGTTTTTGGCTACTACCTCCAGTGTATTTATATATCGTCTTAAGGATTGTTTCAGCATCCTTAAGATTTCCATTCGTATCAAATACATTGAATCCTGTGAACTTCTTTATTTCCTTGGCCTTCTGCTTGAAGGTGTTAAACATATTCTCAATCACTGTTGTTGCTTCAGCAGAGGAGCCAACCGTGCCTCGTGCAATTTGAATCAGCGCACCGAAAGACCTTAATCCACCCTGAACAGTACCACCGGATGCTGCTGAAGCAAATAGACGTTCGCCATTGTCTGCGAGATCTGCTAGGGTAAAGGCCCCTTTATCTCCCTGAGTAGAAAGGATCTCGAACCATGAGCCAAGATCCTCTTTCGCAATACCAAATTTTTGCCCCAGTTGCGCGGCAATAGCACCCATGTCTTCAAACCGAGCACTAACCGCCGTACTCGTCATGGCGGTATCACCAAGCAAAGAGACCGCTGCTTCGCCATCTCCTGTCGCATCAACAAATTTGGTCATGCCTGCGATCAGATCTTCTAATGACTGGCCAGATTTCTTTGCGCTTGCATATACTTGTCCGGTAACGGAAGCAATTTTTTCATCACTCCAATGTGCCTGATTCCCTAGTTGCGCCATGGCAAACTGTACGCCATTAATCTGGTTCACAGCCAAGGCCATACCGCCACCCGTGAGCGCTGCGGTCATTGGCGTGAGCATGCGATCGGCAGAACCCTTTATCGCGGTACCCATGCGCCCAATCACCGCCCGTGAACGAGAGCCAAACGAGTCAATGGATGTTTCGGCGCGGCGGATGCCCTGCTGCAAACTTGACGGGTCCATGCCCAATCGAATTGCAATTCCGTCAACTGTCGTCGCCATCAATCACCTCAAATCCATCATCCGAAACATTTTTCAGGCAGCCCGCCAGAGCCATGGCGATATGCCATTGCCCGTCTGTCAGCTCACTTGCTGGTCGGCCAAAGTACGCAGCAGCTGCCAAGCCGTGCGCAAATTTGAAACTTTCGTATGAATCAGCTCCGGCTTTTTTTTTACGAGTTCGAGCAACGACCGATACTCAGCATCGCTCATTGCATCGATAGATGGGTCACACTCTTCTGAGAGCGCATTGTACTCTTCAGAAAGTGCTGCGATCACCTCACGGGAACAGCCACCTCGAAAGTCATCCACCGAACTGAATACCTTTTTGCCATCAAGATCAATGATGGCACGCCACAGAACATGATCGGCTTCTTGTTCCTTGTAATCGGCGATATTATGCACCGCGATATCGATGCCCATCGCCTTATACTCGCGCTGATTCGCGAATTTAGCCGCGGTGACTTCTTTCGCAGAAAGCAAACGAACAGCAGCTCGTGTAGCAGACTTGCCTGGCCATGCAAACTCACGGCGGTTTTCGATTCCCGCACGTAGTATCGCAAGAGCCGAGGAGTCGTCTTCGCTACTGAGAATATCCTCCCGGACTCCCATCAGCTAACCTTCCGAGCTTTTGCAATGAACTTGATTTCAAATTCATTGGCCTTCTTGCCATCCGTTTCCCGCTCGGCGACTTCCTCGACATAGCAGCCGGTGTAGGTAGCCTTGGAGCCACCTTTGTACTGAAATATGATCGTGGCGTTCTTCACTCCATCCCAGTTGCGGTCTGCACCACTCGAGGGAAGGTAAGTGAGTGAACACCCTAATTCAGGGTTCACTTCGACAACGTCATCTCCATCCATAAGGGGCACGCGATCATGCAACTTGCGGGCGTTCTCTTTGGCCTTGTTGAAATCAACAATTTTCTCGCCGTCAACAAGGACTGTGACTTTTGAAATTTTGCTCATTGTTCAATCCTTAGTTCAGGTAGAGGTCGATGGTGTTATAAATCTGATTGAGCCCAGGCACGATACCTGCGGGCACACGGCACAGAACACGGCCGGGGACATCAGGCGACTCTTGGGTAATGAACTGGTCCTTGTGGTCGTCCACATAGCGGTGGATGTTGTCCTTTTCCAGTTCTTTGCAAACGGCAAAGTTGTCTTCGTTGATCGCATCGGCAAGGAACTCGTGTATGACAGCATTCTTATACTTGACTGTCTGCATGGCCTTGAGCGAGTCTCGGGTGTAATCCATCGAGGCGATCACGCCGGTATCCACCAGCTTTTCAAACCGGACTCCGTCAACATTCGTCTTCGTAGTCACGGCACGAACTAGGCAAAGTTCACCGTCGGTTTCCGCCAATGGGATCACGCCTGCCATGAGAAGAGCATCCTCTTCCTCGCCACTCCAGCGGGCGGCGACAGCGGGAATATCGAGACCGACGATAGGAAGGCCATTCATGGGTTTGTTGGGCTTGCTATTCGAAGCAAAGACCGCGCACATGCCTGCTGAAATCTCCCATACTGGATTACTCAGCTCCTTGACTGCCCCAACATTCAGGCGTTCATGGTTGAGGGAAGTTACCAATGCCTTTACAGCGGAAAGAGTCCCCTGTTTTACTGCAATTCCACGTTGACCACGTTGTTCCAGCGGGCTTGCTGCATTCTCCAAATGAGTCCGCAACAGAATCAAATTTGCGGAGTCGCTCACGGAGACACCAATCAAGTGGTAACGCGCAGGGAATGCCGCCTTCAGCACATCTTCGAGATCAACGGTACCGACACCAGCAGTGGCAAGCTCCACATCAAGCGTCATGTCGGTATTTACCATCACGCCATCAATGCTCACGCCACCGGCATCAGAAATATATGCACCGATATTCTTTGCGGTGAGAGTCAAAACAGCACCGGACGAGGTCGCGGTAACAGGCAAAAAGGTCTTGGCATTCACCGCAAGCACAAGAGCAGCGGCAACTTCCGTGGGAGTCGCACCAATTGCGACGGCAGCAGAAACAAACGTCGATCCAATGCGAAGGCGAGCAACACCGCTCTTAGTCGCAGAACCTGACAGGGTTACAGTATAATGAGCCGCAGAGCCCACAGGCTCAGCATGGCGCACCAAAGTGATCTGGGCATACTTCCATGCCTCCTTGGCGGCAAGGTACATGGAATGCAGAACGGATCCGGCACCGGTGAGGGTTGTTGCATCCGCTTCGGAATAAACTTCCATTGGCGAGTTGACAGGAAGAACCCCAGTACCCGCACCCACCAGCAACACCTTCTGGACATTGACGGGTAGACCGTTGGGGCCTGCGTAGTAGTTGAATTCCGAGTAAGATCCCGGAATCATCGTCTCGGGAATATTGGTCGAAAGCTTCATGGGGTTTCTCCGTGTTCAAAATTCTCTGTGGAACCGAGCAGGGTCTTTCCTGTTTCAGGTTCGGTATAGCTGGTCCAGATCGCGTCAAGCATTCTTGGATTCACTTCGTTGGTATTGATCTCGTATGCCGTATTGAAGGTGACTTGAATAACGGTCAGACGGCTCTCAAGATGCGACTGGCTTGTCGTATCCTTCCAGCCTGCATAATCCAGTTCATCGCAACCATCAGGCTCCAAGCCGTGAAGAATGCCCATCAGCACATTTTCAATGGCAAGCGCCTCACATTTCCGATCCTCGGCGCTCTTCATGTTCATCACAACAATGGATAGCTGAGGACTGCACTTCACCTGCGCGACCGTTCCGTTCCCATTCCATTCGGGCTTGCCCTCAAGAATATGGATCGTAACAGAAGGCTTCACGATAGCATCAGGTACATCGTCAATGCTTCCTTTGCGCAACTGCGGCATATGCTCCGCGATTGCTGCGAGCATGGCTGCATAAATTACTTGAGCAGTCATGTGCCATACCCCGCAAGCAGCTCGTCCGTGAATACACGTTGAGGCGCAATTATCCGGGGCTTGAATGCAGGTTCAACGCCAGTGGGCAGGTCCAGGCGAATTTCGCCATTCGCAATCCGAGTCAATAGCGACATGGCATTCTTCCGCAGCTCCGACAGGCCTTCCGGCATGTCAAGGACTACGCGCCGTTTGTACAGCTCGAAGATTGCCAGATCTCGGGTTACGGTACGCAGAACCTCGTCAACCTTGGGAAGCGGAAGAGGCACAACGGAACGCAACACCCCATCTACGATGGACTGCGCGGCCCGAATGCATTCTGCGATACGCTCATCGACAACACTTGCACCATCAAGGCGACTCTCTGAGTCATTTGTGAGCTCAACCGCCCGCTCGCGCGGTACCTGGTTGAGTACGTCCTGTACGGTGCAATAGTCCATCAGATGACCCCGGTCATCAAGAATCCGCAATCCTTGGCGGCCACGACTTCCTTGAGCGCTTCAGTGACCATGACATCCATACCACCACGGCCACCCGTCTTTTCGGCGAGAATCAGCGAAACTAGGCGTGGACCATTCTGGGCAGTGAATCCCCAGGTAACGGTTCCTTCGGTCTTAGTGGCCTGCGCATTCACGTAAGCACCGGAAATGGTATCACCCCATGCGGAGATGATGTTGGCTTTCTGGCCCTTCTTGGCCGCATTGGCGCGGGTCATACCAACGATGATCTTCTCGATTTCCAGATGACTTGCAAGATCCTCTCGGCTAGCGGCACCCTTGGTGCTTGCTACACCGTAGACTTCCTTGATCGTGTTGGGATGACGGCGCAGCATGTTCCAGATCTTGGATCCAAAGCGTAGCTGGTTCGGAGTCATCAGGCACTCAAGCATGAGTTCGCTGATCATTTCGATGGGCTTTGCGTCTGGGTCGGTTAATTTCTCGCCAAGCTCCAAAATACGGACGTTTGCATAATTGTCAGGATTTTGCACCATCTCGATGACACGAATCTCACGCTGGAGGTTAATCAGCTCAAGTACCGAATTCGACTCGCGGTTGACCAAGCTTTCGTACTTGGACTGGTCGCTATTGATAATGTCGGTCTTCGAAACAAAGCCGGTCAGCGAATGAATGTCGCAGCTGTCTGTGGTTTCCTTGCCAGTAAACTCAACTTCGCTCGGAATAGAACGACGACCTACACGGTCATTAATGATCTGAAACGCATCGCCTGGATTGCGGAGGAGTAGCTTGAAGGAATCACGGCCATCAACATTGTCGATGCGAGGCATGATTTCATCGGCAACCAAGCCAGGGAGCTTGTACGCCATTGCGTAGCCAGCCATAGCGGGAGTGGTCGTAAAAATAAAGGGAAGATCTTTCCATTCCATAGTGAGCTCCTATTAGGCCGGGGTAACGGCTGGGATACGTTCGATTAGAAAAGGGATAATGTCACCCGACACTCCGCTATGCAATGCAGTACCGACAGTGTCGGTGGAGGAAGTGCCTTTGATGGCAAGACCAGTTGCTAACTCGCCATCGGCAGGAATCTTGAAGGTCAGGCGATCGCCACGGGTAACAGGGCCGCCAAGCTCGACTTCGCCAATATCATCAAGAATGACATCGCAAATAGTATCGGAGCGCGTGGGCATGCGGTCGCTTACGCCGAGGATCTTGTCGCTCGCGGAACCAGCAACCTTAACGGTTTCATCTGCGGCACCGAAGGCCACAATGCGCTTCGGAGGAATGGCACCCTGTGCCATATAACCTTTGATAAGTCCAGGATTCATTAGATAGCCCCTTCTTGCTTGAGTTGCGTGTAAGCGGCGCTCGTGCTGATGTTTTCAGAATCAGCGCGTGCGGTAATCTTTTGCGAGACAACTCTCGCATTGCTGGCAGGGATTGGCTGTGGTGGATCATCTGCACCCAGATTAATCACCTTCGGCATGGACTGCAGTAGAGACTCCATGACTTTAAGCGTGTCCTTAGGCTCGCCTTCGCCGAATGAAATAGCACCATTTACGGAGTCCGCAGCCTTAAACAGAGCTTCAAGAGGCACTCGCATCGCGGGTGTCAAGCGGCCAGCCTTTACATGAGATGAGCATAGTTCAGCAAATTCAGCATGGCGCTGGTCAGTCTTTTGTTTCAATAACGCCTCTTCAGCGACTCGGCGACCTTCTTGCGCCGCTTCCAGTTGCTGCTCCAGCTCGGTGCGGGCGGGGTCAACCGGAGCCGTCACCGCAGCCGGAGCAGCGGACTGGGGAGCAGGAGAAGAAAAGGATACCGAAGGCACATTGCCTAGATCCACATCGTCAATCATATTCTGCGGAAGCATCGCATTGGCTTTGTCCAACCCTTCCTTGTCGATCATATGGTCCCGTACCTTGCGAAAGAGGTCGCGGACGTTTTCAAATTTCCAGCGCAACCGGGACGCTAAATTATCCTGTGCCATGGCAAGACTCGAAATATCTGCAGGGCCTTCGGCGAATACGATAGCCGACGAATCTTTGCCAGCGTCAACTTCAGCAAACTCACCTTCTCCGAACGACACAGGGCCAAGGCCTGTTACTGCAGGTTTATGCGCACCAAGGAATCCAATATGCCGCATGGTCATATCTGGATAAAAGAAAGAGAGAGAACGATCAGTATATTCACCACGTCGGATGCTATCGACAAAGGTTGGCGAAAGATCAGCGGCGCAAAGCTGTAAGATCCCGTTTTCAATGCGAGCCCCTTTGATAGATCCATATCGAGGCGAAGCCACCTCGGGGTGTCCAGTCACAATAGGCGGTTTCCATGTTTTCACCTGCTCATTGATATTGTCAGCAAGCTTCTGCATGTCACCAAGCTCGATCTTGATGTTTTTACTGTGCAGGTCAAGAAACGTTCCAGGCTTGAGAGCATCAAACCATGGGTTCGTGGGCTGCATAGACAAGGGAGGAGCCGAAGCGACAACACCTCCAGCGATTACGCAGGCATCGGTATGCCCCGAAGCAAAAGAGATGAATACAGCCAGCAGCATAACAGCAAACTGGAACCAGATAAACGGATTTGATTTGATTTTATTCATGCAACAAACTTACCCGGAACAACCCTTCTGGGCACTGGCACAAATTCCGTACAAATTGCCGTCCATTATTCCCTGAAATACATATAGAATAAGGCGCGGAATATTGTGTGGATATATGCGGGTCGGAATGGACGGCATAAGATTGCATGTTATGTGCATGAATCAAATCGTACTCAAATACGTCGAACGTTATGGCATCACAGTCATTACATCCATCATGCTGGTGTTCCTGTACATCAACTCAGAAAAACGCGCTGCAGCCACCCAGGCATCGCTAATCGTACAAATGGCCAAGAGCCAAAATGATGTAATGCAAAAGTGGGAAAAAACGTTAGAACTATCCGAAGCTCGCTCCATGGCGCAGATCAAACTCGTTAGCGCCTGTTGCCAGTCCCGTAAGTTAAGGGATGACGAATGAGCCGCCAAGCCGATGACACCAAGAAGCTTGTGGCACGGGAACTCTACGTCGTCTCCGGGCTTTCCTGCAAGGCTACCGCGATCAAGGCGGGGATCAGTGAACGCACGCTTCTCGATTGGCGCAAGGCCGAGAAATGGGATGAAGCTAGGGACCTTACCGGATTTGATAAAACGAAACTGAACGAGAACCTTTATTCGCTTGCACATACGGCATCCAAGTTCCTGAAGGAAAATATTGAGAGGGGCATTATCGACGCACACCAGATCAATGCCATGCGCCAGCTGGTCGTCGCCATACAGCGCAGCGATGATTACGAGAAGAGCAAAGAATTAGAAAAGCCCAAGAAGAAAGCCGATGGTGATATGCATACGCGCATCAAGCAACGCATGGGTCTCGTCTAATGGTTGCGATCAATCCCAAAAGACAGGCTGCGGACCTTGCCGATTTCCTGCTGCCCTACCAGCGCGATTTTATAAACGACCCTGCACAGATTCTGTTCTTCAGCGCCTCGCGCCGTATTGGAAAGACATTCTCCAGCGCGTTCAAATCCGTTGACCGGTGCATCGAAAAAAAGAACCACCGCGTCTGGTACTCCGGTGCCGATGAAGAGGGTGGCGAGGACTTCATTGATGAATGCAAATACTGGGTTACGTTCTTCAATGCGAGCGCCACTGAAATCTCGATGGAAGAGGGTGGCGATGAAATCGAATTTGCCGACGAGCAGAAAGGGATCCTCAACCTAACCATCCGCTTTGCAAACGGTAGCCGCATCACCGTTCTCAGCTCGAACCCCAAACGGTTCCGTGGCAAGGGTGGCGACATCATCCTTGACGAATTCGCACATCATCCCCAAGCACGCGCCATGTGGAAAGCCGCGCTTCCAGCTGCTCTTGTCTGGGGCTACAAGCTGATCGTGATCTCGACCCACAATGGCAAGTACACGCTCTTCAATACCTTCGTCGAAAAAATCCGCAGCGGAAAAAGCAAGTTCAAGGCATCGCTTCACGAAGTGACCATTCGCCAGGCTGTCGATCAAGGACTATACGACAGGATCAAAGGCTGTCCAACGACGAAGGAAGAGCAGGACGCATGGATCCAAGAACTGATCGATTCCTGCGAAACCCCCGAAGATGCGCTCGAAGAATTCTTTTGTCAGCCACAGGACAGCAAGGATCCGTTTGTTCCGCTCCCCATGATCCTTCGTACTGAGCGCAAAGGAATCCTTGCCGATCCGTCATCTATCCCTGGGCCTCTATACCTCGGATACGATATTGCCCGCAAGAAACATCTCTCCGTAATCATTGTGCTGCAGGAGATGGCTAGCCAGCTTGTGTTGCGCGAAATCCGCGTCATGGAGAAAATGAAATTTGAGGACCAGTATACGATTCTTGCTGCATACCTCAAACTACCAACGCTAGTCCGGGCATGCATCGATGCCACAGGCCTAGGCATGAACCTGGCAGAAGATGCTCAGAACTATTTCGGAACCTACAAGGTCGAAGCGATTACGTTCAATAATTCCATCAAAGCCGTCATGGCCAACAACCTCTACAAGGAATTCGACACCGTCTCGATTTTCATTCCCGAAGATGATGTGCTGCGCCGAAGCCTCAACAGCATCAAGAAGATGGTGACCGGATCTGGCAACATCCGTTTTGACGTGGACGCCGAAGAGAACGACAAGAAAGACAAGAAAGACACCGACAACGAAGTCAACATAGGCCATGCCGACCATTTCTGGGCGCTCGCCCTCGCCATCAATGCCGCACGCACTACGCCTGCAGGAATCCCGCCCATCACGACCCGCTCCATGCGCAAGAACATGCGGGCCCTTCTCAAAAACGACGCCATGGACAATTACATGAATCCTTCCGGAAACGGCCGCAATCGGCAATGACGGAAACAACCCGCTACGAGCCCCGTAGAACACCGAATACAATCATCCCGATCAATGTACCACCCAGACCCAACAAATCGTTTTTGAATCAATTTGAATGATACTGTGGGCATCGTAGCCCCCGAGGCCACCATGAAGAAGAAAAAAGACACGACACAGCTCACCGGAGACGAAATACTCACCCGTGCAGCCATCAGTTTCAATGCCATTGGAAATCTTCCTAATCCCGATTCGGTTCTTCGCCGCATGGGGAAAATATCCGAAATTTACAGGAACCTGCGCACCGACGCCCACCTGTACGGGGAATCCCAAAAACGTATCGGTGCCGTGCGCAACTGCCCATGGGCTCTTTCCGAAGCCGCCGATGGTCCACGCAAGGAAATTGAAGACGTACTATGGAAAATTGACATCCGTGGAATGATCACGGAGGCAATGAAGGCCACCGCCCTGGGTTATGCCGTTCTGGAAGTCTGTTGGGAAACAAACGGTAGCCGAATCTGGCCAAGCAAGATCGTCGGCAAGCCGCAGGATAATTTTGCGTTCCGTGCATCGGACGGCCAGCTGCTCATGATCACGCAAGCGAACCCGCAGGGTGTCCCGGTACCTGACTACCGTTTTCTGGTAGTGCAGAACGACCCAACCTTTGATAACCCCTACGGAGAAGGCTACCTCAGCAAATGCTTCTGGCCTGTCACGTTCAAACGTGGAGGGGTCAAGTTCTGGATGCGCTTCGTCGAAAAGTATGCGGGCGTGTTCGCAATCGGAAAATACCCTCGCAACACACCACCCGCCGACCGTGAAGAGTTTCTGGAATCCCTGCATGGATTGATTCAGGATGCGTGCGGCGTGATCCCCAACGACGGATCCGTGGAACTGAAGGAAGCGGCAGGCAAAGGTTCGAGTGCTGATATTTACGAAGGGCTGACCCGCTGGGCTGACAAGCAGATAAGCATTGCAATCCTAGGACAGACGCTTTCCGCAGACATTGGAAGCTCTGGAAGCCTTGCTGCCACCGAGACCCATTACAAGGTAAGCCAGGACATTGCCAAGGATGATTCAACGCTCATTCAAGGGGTTATGAATACGCTGGTTGGTTGGATGTGGGATTTGAACTTCGGCACCAGTGACCGTACTTGGTGGAGCCTTGTCGCGCCACAGGATTTGAAAGTAAACCTCACCGAACGTGACCTGAAACTCACACAAAGCGGAGCCCGCTTCACGCCACAGTACTTTATCGATACCTACGGATTTTCACCGACGCACATGGTGATGAGTACTCCACAAACCGCAACACCTTTAGCACCCGTCAATCTTGCCGCAGGTGATGCTCCACAGCCTACCGGAATCGATGCGCTCTCCATCCAGCTGGCAGAGGCCGCCGCAAGGACTGAATTATTCGCCCCGCTCAAGACTCTGGTTGAAAAAGCGACGAGCCTTGAGGATGTCCGCGACCAGCTCCTCAGCACTTTTGGAAACATCAACACGGATGCGATCGCACCAGCGATGGCGCAGGCGTTCCTTGTCGCTGACCTTGCTGGTCGCTACGAAGTTCTGCAGAAGTCCGGACTTCTGAAATGACCAAGGCCACTGTTCAGCTTGGAACGACTCCGTTCAAGGAGGCCGTGGACTATTTCCGCGCGAAGGTGAACCTCCCCACCGAGTCGTGGCGGGACTTGCAGGGCCAGATGCATGCCAAGGCGTTCGTTGTGGCGGGCGTGATGCGCGAAGATATTCTTTGCGACTTCCGCAAGGCCGTGGATGGCGCAATCGCCGAAGGCAAGACCTTGCAGCAGTTCCGCAAGGACTTTGACTCCATCGTCGCGAAGACAGGATGGCAGCATAATGGCACGCGCAACTGGCGCTCCGAGATCATCTACAGCACCAACCTCGCTGTAGCTCACGCCGCAGGGCGCGAACGGCAGATGCAGGATCCCGTGCACCGCAAGTTGTTTCCATACGGTCGCTACATCTGCATGATGGATGGACTGGAACGTCCCGAGCACCGCGCCTGGCACAATACCATTCTTCCGCTCGATGATCCTTGGTGGAGTACCCATACCCCGCCGAACGGTTGGCGCTGCAGGTGCCGTAAAGAAGCCGTCAGCAAGTATGATGCAAGGGCGCTCGGGATCCCCATATCCGACAAGGCACCCTCAGACCCAACAGTAGAACATATCGACCGCACGACGGGTGAGGTCACGCAAATCCAGAAAGGCATTGATCCTGGATGGAACTACAACCCAGGCGATGCAGCGAACGGAAAGCCGAACCCTCCTGTTGCCGCGAAGGTATGGACAGAAATTCCACAACAAGGATTTCTCAATAATCCAGAAAAACCAACTCTGCCGATTCATCCACTGCCCAAACCAGCCAAGGCAATTCTTTCGACTGAACAGGAAATCAAGGATGCTATCGACAAGAAACTAGATGAACAGATCCCTACCCGGAAGGTCATGATTCCAATGGGTGACTTCACCTACGCGTTCAATGTAGATTCACAGTCGCTTGCCCGGCACTTCAATAACGTTGCAAAAGTTGACCGCCAAGCGCAACTCAATGCAATCATCTCGGCAATGGTGAATCCAGATGAAATACGCCTGTTGTTCATGGAAAGCGCCACGGGGAAGGTTGCCATACGCGCAAGGTTCTTTAAGCTGTTTCAGGAGGCTGGGGAGAGCAAGCCGGTGATCATCGTATTCGATGCGCAGAAAGGAGAATTCATCAGCTGGACAGCATACCGTATGAATATGAAGGAATTTAATCAGCAGCGTACTGGATTCCTGCTCCACCAAAAAAAGGAGGCCCCTTGACGGGGCCCGGTCGGTTGGCTATGTGCACCACATAAACAACCCTGAGAGATCAATCAAACAGCCGGTGCGCCTAATGATCTCCCTCTACCCTAAATATACCCTGATTACGCGCAGGTTGCAACATGGCAAATACATTCTTCATTGACGTTGACGACTCTCACCTAAAGAAACTACTTGCTGACTTAAAGGCCAAGTCCGGTAACATGCGCCCTGCTATGCTTACAATTGGAAACGTCCTTGCCAATAGCATTCGGCGCAACTTCGACGAAGGCGGGCGACCGGAGAAGTGGGCTCCACTGAGCGCGGCAACAATTCAAGGTTCACTGAGCAGCAAGGACTACGATAAACGACGCAAGACCAAGACACTGAACGCCAGGGCAGCGAAGCGGCAGGCCGCGCGAAGAGTGTTGGTAGGCCTTGGCATGCGAGGCGGACTGATGGGAAGCATCCATGCAGAGGCCGAGAATGAGAGCGTGAGCGTAGGCCCCGACAACAAGCCTTATGCACGGATCCACCAATTTGGCGGTGAGGCTGGCCGTAAAGGGAGCCGAGTGACACTCCCCGCACGACCTTACCTTATTGCACAAGATCAAGATATTGAAATCTCCAAGGAAATTATCCTTGACTTTATGACTGGGAACTTGCTTTGAATAAGTCAGTCTGCCCGAAGTGTCCCTTTTTGTTAAGCAGATTTCGGAATGTCTTATCACCAATGCCTAGATCTTTGGCGATCTTGAAAGCATTTGACCCATTGTAATTATTGCGGATATACCGAGCGCAGAACGCGCTAGGCAATTTACTCGGAAAGCGTAGGCCATGCCCAGAAAACCGCAACCAGATCGCAAGCGTGAGCTCCATGCCAATGACCTCGGCCATTACCGGAAGCTGACCAGGCAGATCATCAACACTCATTTCGTTTGCTACTTCGCGAACTCCCATATACTGAGAATATACGATTTTTAGCGATTCTTGAATAGGTGCGATTTTAGATGTCAATAATTCCAGGTCAATACTTCGGTCTTGCGCTTGCCGTTTGCGCCACCTTTATTGACAGATACCGCAGACTCAATTGTCTTCTGTTTCCATCCAAATTCAGAAACATATTGAGCCAGGATGTCGGACGGATAGCTGCTCAATAAAAACTTACCCGTGATTTTTGAAAGTACCTTCAACAGGACTTCAAAGTCCTCTTTCGAATAGCCGTCGTAGTGACCGCAGTCGGCATTGAAGTATGGTGGATCGACGTAGAAGAATGATCCTGCAGTATCTCTGCTTGTGATGATGCGCAGTGCATCCGTGCATTCAATTTGCACATCCTGAAGGCGTATTGCGAGCGCCTCAGTGAATCCGTCGCGCGCATTCATGATCTTACGGCTAGTCGTTCCTTTTGCCTTGTCGTAGCCAAAGGAGCCATCCAAGATCGAACTGAAACTCATATGGGCAAGTACCCATACCGCCCACGCACGCTTGATCGGGTTGAACATGTCGGGGTTATTGTATACCACGCTGGCTTGACGGTGCATGTCGCGGCTATGCAGACTGATCCGGATCTCCATTTCCAGAGAAACAAAATCCATTTGCACGGTACGGTAGAAGTTTATCAGTTCTTTGTTGGTGTCGTTGATCACCTCTACTTCGCTTTTGGACTTAGCGAAGAACACTGCTGCGCCACCCAAGAAGGGCTCGGCGTAGAGTGTATGTTCGGGGATCATTGCAGTGATGGTCTTGCAGAGCCGCTGCTTGCCACCGTAATAGGTAATGGGAGTCTTGATCGTAGGTTTTTCAACGTGCATGGCCGCAAGCTACAAAACACAAATAGCTAAAACAATGCGATCCACGGCAATCCATGTGGAAAAAGTCACCACAGATTTGCACGCTATCCGGTCTAGCTTTGTATAAACAAGCACACTTCATTTGGAGACAACATGAAACAACTATTAATCCTTCCGCTCATCATTCTTGTGCTACTTGGCATTGGGTGGATTCTGGCATTCAACGATCTTGCCGTTTCCAGTTACTTTGCGCCAAAACGGGAGCAAGTCCGCAGAGAAACCTTCGAGCAATCAAAAGCGTTCCGTGACGGCATGGTACAGGAACTTGAAAACATGCGCTTTGATTACATCCAAGCCAATAAAGACCACAAGGCCGCGCTGGCATCCATCATCCGGCACAGAGCCTTAAGCATTCCAGAATCAGAAATTCCAACAGACCTCAATCAATTCATCAAGGAGTTACCATGAACAAGATCATCGTCCTAATGCTTGCATCCATGATGCTAGTATCGTGCCTAGAGCCATCGTCCGATCAAGTCCAGAGGATGCAACAAGAAAAAACCCTTGCCGAAGGAACGGCACAAACGGGGATGCCTGCAATTAAGAATTTTCGGGAGCGGAAGCTGCTCAAGGATATTATTGAACTGCGAGACCAGGATGGTTTGACTACATACACCTACTTGGTTTCTGAGCAGACAGGCAAAGTCGGGCAGCTGCTTTGCGTCTCTATCGGATACGGAATCCCTGCAGCCACGCAGTATACGAATCCAGCGAAGGAAATCGCACAGGGTGGAACAATGCCACAGGCTGATCCGAACGGGCTATTCTCGCCATCGTCTGCGGAAGGAACATGGGTAATGTGCCTAGATAAAACAACCAAGAAGACGCGCCCTGTTTATGTGGAACCACGCGTAATCGTGTCGCCATTTGAGTTACAATAACACAAGGAGAAAGAATGGAAAACGAAACACGCATGGAGAAGATGCGGGATCCGTACCCAAGTACTGATACCGACATCGACATAGTCCTCAAAATCATCGCGCTTCTTGATGGAAAATCAATCAGTGCAGCATTCAACACACTTGAAGAGGTCATGCGCATTATTAGAATGTCCACGATTGTTTCTGGAATGCCCGAGAACAATCCGTCGGTTGAAATTCTTATTGCCAATGGCATTGTATTTGAAAGAGCGGAAAAATGGCGAGCCGAAAATAAACTGAAACGAGCCTCAAGAAAAGAGCCAACCTCGTCTGTTGTCCCTGGCGCAAAGCCCTTGTTTTGCGAGAGCAGAACTAGAGACTGACCCCTATTTTCTTTGCAATCTTGTGGAGCAATGTACCTATGTTGTAATAGTCCATTGTTCCCACGATTGTACCGCATCCACTACAATGCACAGCCATCAATTTGAATGCCGATCTTTCAGGTGAAATCTCTGTCATTTGAAAAGACGTATGATCACATTTAGGGCATCTTGGTGTTGACATTTCTATCTCCTGATTATTGTTAATTCACACTTCAAATAAAATTCAAGCCAACTTCCTGGCTGGTTTGCCATAGGACTCAGCAGTCTTCATTCCCATTTCTCACTTTGCAAGCTTCGCTTCAAAATTATTGCCTTCTGTATTTATCGCTTCACCCTTACACAGTGAAGCGCATGCATCTTTAATCGTGACTACACGATCTTCATTTTGCGTCAAATAGTATTCGCAATGATTGCCATGAGCCGTTGGAGCATAGCTCAGCAGTCCAGTGATCTCAATGGAAAAACCTTTTAGTGCATAGTGGAATTCTCCATCATAGTAGATTCCACCGACTGTCGGTGCGCCAATTGTGATTTCACTTGCGGAAGGATTGAAGCCTGGACATGCAATAGACGCTTTCTGAAATGTTCCTGTATATTCAGGTGGCACCACTACCTCTTTTTTTGGTGAGTCACCACAAGAAACAAGCATCGCAACAATGCTTATCCCAAACAAAATTTTTTCGATTTTCATTCCCTCTCCTATCTTGATTGCTTAAATCAATTGAAGCATTATTCCCACAATATATTGAGGTCGGGATCCCTTCCTTTTACCACCTTCAAAATCCTAACCGAAGACGTCGAACGATCAGGGCTATTTTTCACCTCAGTCATCCATGTTTGGTTAAGATCCTTATAGTAATAGACTTCCCAATATGTTCCCATATCCTTCATTTGCGATGAAGCTTCATAGATACTCCCAGGATTCGTAGTATCATGTGGAATCGCACATTTTAGGTATTCAAATTGCCCTCCAGCACCAATCTGATGAGCCGTTTTAAAATCAGAAAACGCGATATACTCATATTCAGTATTCGCACGAATGCCTAATCGAGAAAGCAATTTATTCGCCTTCTGAGTTTGCAATCCTGATGGATATGACATTGAATTACGAAGGTTCTGTGGAGGTGGCACATTGCTTTCTGCTGGAGTACTTGTTGCAGTATTTTCGGTTATAGGCGCTGCGGATTCTTTCTTTGGTGAGTCACTACATGAAACAAGCAGAACAAGCAAGCCTATAACACACATGTATTTTTCGATTTTCACTCCCTCTCCCGGGTCTATTGTTAATTCACTCTTCAAACAAATTTCAAGCCGACTTCCTGGCTTGTTCGCCATAGGACTCGGCAATCTTCTTTTCATGGTTCGCTGATTGCGCAGCAAGGGCAAGAGCAATAGTCAGATTAAACAGTCGAGCTACCTGCGTAGGGCTTGGCGCTGACCGACGTGCATACCAATCTTGCATCAGCTCTTGAGGCACGCCAAGAAGCTGCGCAAGGCGTGGAAACTGAGTACGCGTAAGCTCGACAATACCCGCCAAGTCAATTGGTGGGATTTCTTCAGAATCCAACTTCAGCGCACTTACTACTGGGGTTGAATTACTTTGAACGTCCTGAGTTTCAAAGCCTGCAGAAGCAAGCTTATTCGTGAAAGCTGCACCCCAAGTTTTCCCTCCACTAAGGTAGGCGTGCAAGTGCTGGGGACTAATGCCCATCTCTCTAGCGAGCCCACTCATGCTTCCATAGCGATCTTTCGCAAATTTCTTTACACGTTCAGACAAAGGAATTTCACCTGAGTTGTAATTATCTCTTGACAATCTTAATACTCGGTTGTAAATTAGTGTATGTGGTAGTAACAAGACACCACTACATGAAACATAATAAACGCAGGAGTCTTTTTATGATAAATCCAAGGTTTCAAGTCGCAAAATTCTCATGGATCGCCGTAGCTCGTGAGGTTTCTAGACTCGCAGGAAAGCCATACAACGCTTGCTACATAAGGGAAGTAGCCACAGGCTACCGCCCAAACCGCCAGTTGGAACCCATTCTAAAAAGTCTGGGATTTCTTAACGGGGAGGCCGCCTAATCATGAGCCAAAACACCGACATTGTAGTGGCAAACCCTGACACCTGGGTCGAGGAATACTCGACTCAGGTATCCGTCCCTGTCATTGATAAAGCCCGTATTGAGAAGTCCATTTATTACCGTGTTTGGGAATCAAATGAGATTGGATTTACCAAAACGGAGAACGGAATTCAGGTACTCGGCAAGCGTATCGCCGAGGTTCTTGGCTACGAAGCGCCAGAAGAAGCCGTCGATCGTCATTGCCGGAACGTTGTAAGACTCAAGATCCATGACGGAAAACAGCACCGCTGGGTAAAGATGATCAGTGAAGGAGACGTACTTCGCTTGATTACTCATTCCACTAAGCCTGAAGCAAAGAAGTTCGAAGCATGGGTAATGGAAGAGATCTTGCCCAGCGTGATGAAAACAGGCCGTTATATCTCCCGCAAACTGAACCCGAGCGAAGAAGGCCAAGCCATCATCGACGCAGCCAATGCGAAAAAGGCTGCGCTGGTTGCCCAAATTGATTTCTTCCCTACGAAAGTCAAGTTCGAATTCGAAAAGCCAGTGGCAGCAAAACTTGGCGAAGAACGCAGTCGCCTCGCAAAAGAGGGTGTCGAGTTCGCTACAGAGACGGACTTCTTGGGCTATATCGTCAGCAAGTATTTCGAGGAGGTGGCATAATGGAAGTCCCTACTTTGAGTGAAGCCACTCGTATGATTGCGAATGGTCAGTCTTCAGTATTGAATGTTTTCGTATTCAACCATTGTAAGCCAGACAAGAAAAAAGAATTTCGCATTGCGCTTCAATTGCTATTGGATGAAGCAAAATGGAGGGGTGCGCAATGATCCGTATCATGCTCGATCTCGAAACCCTAGGTACCAGGCCAGGTGCTGCAATCACCGCCATTGGCGCAGTCGCATTCAAAGGCCCCCGTGACTCATGCAATCAATTCTATCAAACCATCGACCTTAAAAGCGCAGTAGAGTGTGGCCTAAAGATCGACGCTGACGCTGTCCTATGGTGGATGAAACAAAGCAACGAGGCACGTGCGGAATTCAGCAAAGAAAGCAAAGGCATCGGGCAGGTGTTCATGGACTTCCGCGCATGGATCGAACAGTTCCCAGCAGACACAGAAATCTGGGGCAACGGCTCGGACTTTGATAATGTTCTGCTCGCAGAAGCCTACCAGATACTCGGTTACCCTGTGCCATGGAACTTCCGCCAGAACCGCTGCTACCGAACCATGCGCAAGCTATTCCATACCATCCCTTTCAGCAAGCCAGATAATCCCCATAATGCACTTGAAGATGCCATAGCACAGGCTGTTCACCTGATGAGAATCATAAATCACGCAATCTCCTTTGGATGCATGCAAAATAATACTGTAGAGGATGCACAATGATCCGCTCATTTGAATACCAGAACAGTGAAGGCGTGTTCTGTGCAATAGAAACAGAACAGCGACCGTTCTCAATCCTCACGGAATCCGACATCGACGATGTTACGCTCGGCCCCTTACGCGAGCTGCCGCAGGTCTATAGAGGCTTCGTGCTGTTTGGCGATGTCGGCGAAGCCACAGGATATTGCAACGAATACAAGGGTTGCGTCAACATCCCGTCCGCAAAAGCAACCTTGCGCTACTACACCATGCACGGGCGGTGGGCGCAATTAGTGATCACGCACATCGGCAATATTCACCCCAAGTTCGAACACTCAGTAACCACCTGAATTGAAATACTCGGAGACCAACCACATGCATAACTCACAAGAAAACTATTCAAAAACCAACCGCTACGAGCGTCGCATCGAACGTCGCGGAATGCGCAAGCGAAGCATTGACATCCTTCTGAAGCTGGAATTCCAAAGGCTAGCTGATTCTTTACAATTTCTAACAAGAGATTATCCGCAAGTAAGCTTGCACACCCTCGCTCAATCCCTTACTCACCTGACAATATCAAGGGATCTCATGCTAGAGGCCTTGAAGTCAAGTTCAACACCCATTCAAGACGACGACCGCTTCATCCCCGCAGAGGCGCAACAATGAAGGGCTTTCCGTATTCAAACTCTCCCCGCCTTTGGTGCTGTGTCTGCTATAACGCGCCAATGAGCAGGACATTGAATGGATTTCCAGTATGCCACGCCAAGGACTGCTGGGATGAGCTCGCACGCCTCATCATCGGCAAGCCAATCGGCAAGTCAAAGGAGCTGGCCCCATGAGTGGCATCATGAACCTTTGGATCAGTACCGAAGATGCCGCCAAGACCATGGATATCACGCCTCGCGCCGTGGTCAAGGGCAAGCGCATGTGGGAAACCCGCATTGTATCTGGTGCAACAGGCAAGAGCATGGAAGTACGCCTCGCAAGCCTTCCGCATGATGCCGTTGTTCGTTACCAGATCGAGAACCTTCCCGAGATCCCTGAAGTGAAGGTCATCGAAGAGGATACCGACGCTTACGCCAACGTGTACGCCAAGGCCAACTCCCGCGCCAAACGCCATGCCGACAAGTGGTCGCAGATTCTGTCACGCTGTGAAGGCGTATCAGGGCGTATGGAACTGGAGGCCTGGGCGCAGAGCTGGAGCCGCTCGAACCCCGAGATGGCAGTGAGCGCGCAAAGCATCTACCGTACCCGTGCCCAGATCACCGAGTTTGGGCGCCTGAGCCTGCTTGCTCCGACACGGATCGTGAGTTCCACCGTCAGTGACTCCATGTGGGAAGCTTTCAAATGGGCATACCTGCGCCCCAGTGCCCCTTCGGTGCCGGTTGCCCGCGAAATTGCCCTAGGTAAATGCATGGATGATGGACTGGTGACGGATCGTGAATCATTCCCCAGCGTACACGCCTTCCAGCGCCGCGTGAACCGCGAACTTGACGAGGCATTGCTTGCGTATGCCCGGAAGGGGCGAAAGCGCTACAACGACGCCCACGGGGTACATATCGAGCGAGTCTATACCATGCCTGCAGGTTCAGTATGGGTAGGCGATACCCGTACCTGGGATGTGTTCGTGAAAATCAACGGGCAAGAGGCTCCGCAGACCTGTTACATCACCCTTTTTGTGGATATGCGCACCAGCATGCCCATGGGCTGGCACCTGCATACATCGGCACCCAGCACAGACAACACGCTGCGTGCCATCCGCAACGGCATTGAAAAATACGGCCTTCCCGATGAACTGTACCTCGACAATGGTCGCGAGTACCGCAATAAAGACTTTTCCGGCCAGACTCGCGGCCATCGCATTTGTGAGGATACGCAACGTGCTGAATCCCTCGCCGTCCGCCTGAACATCAAGATCCATTTCGCCATTGTGCAACGCGCCCAGTCCAAGATCATTGAACGCAACTTCCTGACGATCAAAGGCTACTTCGACAAGGCATTCAGCAGCTACAAAGGCGGCAATGTCCTTGAGAAGCCGGAGATTTTGAAGAAGGTACTCAAGAGCGGCAAGTACATCGCCTGGGAAGACTTTCAGATACTCGCCAATCAGTTCATGGCCGAGACGTTCTCAGCGATCAAGTGCCAGGGAAAGAATCACCATGGCCTTTCCCGCTCGGCCCTGTGGAACGAACTGATAGTCCAGCGCCCCGAAATGCGTCGCGTTACCCAAGAAACGGCAAGCATGCTTACCACCCGCACCGCAGCCGGAAAGATCCGCCGCCAAGGATTCTACCTGCGCGAACTGCAGTGCTGGTATTGGGCTGAGTTCATGCCAGTCAACCAGGGTCGCGACGTGGTCTTGCGCTACGACCCCGAAGACTTGCGCATTGCCTGGGTGCATGGAGCAGACGGGGTTCTCATGGGCGAGGCAATGCTCTGGCAGGCCGTGGAGGCCTTGGTGAGCCATGGCGATGCGGTCGGAAAGACCCAGCTTGCAGAGAACATTGCACGCACCAAGCGTGCCGAGAAGATGGTTCGTGAAATGGTACCCGATGCGACCAAGGACCAGGCACGCGAAATCCTGCATGCCACTAATACAGCACTTGGGATCCCGAATATTCTGAACCCATGTACAGGAGCGACACAATTGACCCGCCACGACCATGACGCGAAGACCCTAGCCACCGAAGCCAAAATCGGCAAAATAGATCTCTCACAGTTCGTAAAACCAGAAGACAACAAACCAATCCTGATCGTGTGGCCGGATGAACTTCCGCTCGCAAAACAGGCATAAGGAATATTATGGAAACTCTACAAATCAAACTGATCTCCCATATCGAATCAGCCAATACCACGCAGTCCGCTGTTGCCAAATCCATTGGTCGCAGCGCCTCGGCATTGAACTACTGGCTCAAAGGCAAGTATGAGGGCGATGTCGCCGAAATCGACAAGCTCGTCGCCGACTACCTGGCCAATGCGAGGGAGCAGCAGGACACCGGAGACCGCGACGCCATCGAGACAAGCACCTACAAGGCAATCCATGCCTATTGCACCCTGGTGTTGCAAAAACGATCCATGGGGATGCTCACGGGCGACTCAGGAGTGGGTAAAACAACAGCCTTGCAGGCCTATGCAAAGAGGCATCCTGCGGTGATACTGATCGAAGCGGATCCCGGCTATACCGCCCGAGCCCTATTCATTGACATCTGCGATGCAGTGAACCTTGATACCCGTGGCAGCCTTCACGATTTGTTTAACCGCGTGGTGAACAAACTACGCGGATCCGGACGCCTGGTGATCATTGACGAGGCCGAGCAGTTGCCCTATCGGGCACTGGAATTAATTCGCCGCGTGAACGACAAAGCAAAGGTAGGCATTGCCCTTTGCGGAATGCCTCGCCTCGAGAAGAACCTTAAGGGAGACCCAACCCACTATGCCCAGCTGTACCGACGCCTGTTCATACCGCGCCGCGTATCAGGATTAACAGATACTGACATGGATGCACTCATTGCTCAAGACCAGCCCGACGTAGACAAAGCAACACTGACCGCACTACGCAAGGCCTGCGGACGCAATGCCCGAGTCTTGTCCTTCCTGCTCATGTGGTGTTCAGATCTTCTCAGCAGAAACAGCCTGTCCGACCTCACTCCTGAGATCGTGCAGAAAGCTTCTGAAATGCTGGTTGCAGCATGAGCGCGACAACACCATACACCCGCTCAATACACGCCTTGGTGAATCGCGTAGGAATGAGCGACGACCAGTACCGCGACATGCTCAAAGACAAGTTTGGAGCTGCATCGAGTAAGGATCTCACGGGCTTGCAGTGCCGCACTTTGTGTGCCGACCTTCTCTCTATGTGCCCCAAGACCTCCGCACCAGCGAAGGCGACGAAGCGCTACGAAGACTTGAGTGCCCGAGGCGACGGCTTTGCCAGTCCCAGGCAGATCCGCATGCTCGAAGCGGCCTTTGTCGAGATCTCTTACATGCACACGCTCCCCGAGAAGCAAGCAGCGTTCCAGAAGTTTTTGAAGAACCGGTTCTCAATCCCTTCCATCGAATGGATCAGCCCCACGCAGGTAGGGCCAATCCTTAAAGCAATCCAATCCATCAAAGTCACAAACAAACCACAAACGGAGGCCTCTCATGGCTAAGAAAGACGAAAAAGGCAACTGGCTCGACCCACGCGGAAAAGGCATACCACAGAAGTATATCCCAACCATCGAACGTCAGCGCGACAAGGCCGTGGAAGACATCCACGCAATAGTCGACAAGCTCGAAGCACAGATGCAGAAAGCAAAAGTGGCCGTTCTCGACCGCATTGAATCCTACCTGGTCGGTCTCGAAAAAGAGTGTAATGCCAAGCGGGAAGGCAAAGGAAATCTGACCCTTACGAATTTCTCGGGCGACAAGCAGGTGGATATCGCAATCAATGACCTGATTGACTTTGATGAGCGCCTCAGTCTTGCCAAGACCAAGATCGACGCATGCCTCACCGAATGGTCGGAAGGGTCCCGCGATGAGATCGCCATGATCGTGCGCCAGGCATTCAACCTTGATAAGAAGGGCAACGTCAATAAAGGCATGATCGTCCGACTTCTCGGCTATGAAATCAAAGATGCCCGCTGGAAAGAGGCTATGGACCTAATCCGCCACAGCATGCAGGTGCGCGGAACCAAGCAATACCTCAAGGTACGGCGCAAAGAGATCCTTGAAAGTGGATCCGAGCAGTGGACCACCGCAAACCTCAACTTCTCGGCAATGTAATGACGACGAACACCCATATCATCGTAGGAATCCTGCTGATTTCAATCGGCATTGAAGCCATCGCCGTATGCATGGTCGCTGCATCTAGCGACGCGCTTCACCTGCCATCGGGATTCAACTGGTTCGCCGTAGCAATGATCGCACTGAATATTGGCGCAGCCGTCTGGGGATACCGTACCTCAGGCGTCAACCAACTGGTCTACGGGCTCGCTGCCGCAGTCCTGAATTTCAGCGTGTACTTCAACTTCGACAAGATCATTGGCATGGTCAAGGGAATATCGTGAACCTCCATTTAGAACGAATCAAACTCCATCCCGCGAAGACAATCGGGCGGCTGTTCATCGACTCTATATTTTTTTGTTACACGCTTGAAGATACCGTTCGTGCGCCAGGCATAAAGATTCCAGGCAAGACCGCAATCCCTCAAGGCAAGTACAAGGTCGTAGTGTCATGGTCCACGCGATTCAAGAAACTTATGCCCCTGATCCTTGCCGTGCCTGGCTTCGCAGGAATCCGCCTACACGGAGGAAATACCGATGCAGATACGGACGGATGCATCCTGGTCGGCTTCAATCTTAACGTAACAACGCAAATCATTTCCAAGTCGGCTTCGCCCAAGTTCACTAGCCGACTAATCGACTGCAAGGAACCAATTTCAATCACGATTACGAACCCAACGGAGGTAAAATGAACCTGTTATTGAGCATTGATGGAGGCGGAGCGTTAGGTATTGGTCCTGCAACTCTTCTCGCAAACATGGAACGAGAAACCAAAATCCCTGCGAAGGCCTATTCGGGTACTTCAGTAGGGGCCTTGCTTGTTGCTTTGGCGGCAAATGGAATGTCATGGGATGAAATCATGCTCATATTCCGTAAGGAGTGCCCACGCATCTTTTCTCCAGCACCATGGGCATGGCGCTTGAATCCTGGACGGCCTCGCTATGATGGCACAGCGCTTCGCGAAGCTGCGCGACGGTATTTTGGCGACATGCGCATGGATAAATTGTGTTACCCCACATTTATTACTGCATTCGACTTCCAGAAAGGCCGTCCTAAGATCTTCGATACAAGCGAAGGAACCTTAGTACGTGATGCGATCGTTGCAAGCGCATCTGCACCAACCTATTTCCCAATTGCCGAGGGCGGGCACTATGGAGACGGCGGCCTAATTGCAAATAACCCTTCCATGATTGGTATCGCGGGTTGCATATCCAAACTAGGCTGGAATCTTAACCAGATTCAATGCCTTTCCTTAGGCACAAACGGCGACAAATGGGATGACCCAAAGGTTGGCGGCATGATGCTTGAGCTCCAGTGGGTGAAACCGCTCATTGAAACAATGCTCACAGGTAATGAAGAACTCGCAACCTTCCAGGCACAGGCAATTCTAGGGGCTGCATACTTAAGGATTGAGCCAGTACTCTTAAAGACCATCGAAATGGACGACATTACGGCGACGTCATATTACCAGAGTATATGGACTGGACTATGGAAAATGAGACGGGATGAGGTATTGCAATGGTTGCGTGTTGGAGCGGAGGCCTGATCTAAAGTCCTTGCACGGCTTGGCTGATATTCTGTAAAAAGTCCCCGCACGGTTGGTTGGTTCTGGTTGTGTGTGCCGTGCGGGGCGCTTTGCGGAAATGGTTCACCGGGTTCGACTCCCGGATCCGCATTAATTCCACTCCACATTCGACGAGGTAATCATGGAAAAATGGGTAAAATTCGCCATTTTCACCTACTCCCTATTGCTTATAACGGCAATGGCGGTCACAGTTTCAGCACTTGCAAGTATCTCCATGGGGTATAAATAATGAAAGAGAGTCCACTTCTATTCTCGGCACCGATGGTTCGCGCCATTCTGGATGGGACAAAGACGCAGTCACGGCGGATACTTAAGCCTCAACCAGAAGATCTAGGAGGGGCTATCAAGTGGAAGGATTACTTCATTGCTGTAGATGGGGGCGCATGGATTGCGTGTCCCTACGGCCAGCCAGGTGATCGGATCTGGGTGCGGGAAACATCTTTACACTTTGGAAATGAAATCAATATCGGCCCCAACGCTGTTTCCCCATATGTTTGGAGGGCTCTTGTGGAGTTTAAGGCTGACGAAACATGCCAAACATTAGGAGAGTGGCCAATAAACGAAAAACCGCCAGTCCAAAAGTGGTGGAATACATCAAAAAGGAAATGGACGCCATCAATCCATATGCCCCGCTGGGCTTCTCGAATCAATCTGGAGATTGTTTCCGTTCAGGTAAAACGCTTAGCCGACATCAGCGAAGCCGACGCACAAGCCGAAGGGGTTGCTTGTGCTGCATTGTGCGAGCATACGCACATACCTCAGAACGAACTTAATATCTCATTCCAGTATCTGAATACCAAGACGTACCGGTCTGGATTCATCAAGGCTTGGGAAGGGCTGTATGGAGACGATTCTTGGTACAAAAACCCGTGGGTATGGGTAATCGAGTTCAAACGGATATAAAACGAAAAGCCTAACCTACGATTGACCGACATTCAATGCGATCAATCTGGCTGTTGGGCTAATGCAATAACCATGTTCCCTAGGGCAAGAAAAGGTATGAAGAACCAAATACAAATCCTTTGGTGTTTTCTGCGCGGACATGATTTTTTACCAGAGGGAACGGTGGATAATGGACGATCAAAATATGGGGAATATCGCTGTATGCGTTGTGGGCGAACTCACGGCTGGCAGTATGACTACAATCCATAGGAAATAGAACATAGGCTAACAAATTTCAATCCATCTGATTTATCTAAGCTCCCGAAAGGGGGCTTTTCTCGTTTCTATTCTGTAACAGTTGAACCGATATTTGCATTCTCGGTTCCTAAGCTAAGTTCCTTAGCTCCACGGGACGCAAAATTCAAGATTCTTTGAATCTGTGTTGAATTGGGCATTAATTGGCATTCAAGAGATTTGGTTTTGTACCACGACCCCGCTAGTCATTTTTGGGTGTCGGAAGTAATCGGCGAAATTATCGAAATTTCGGAAGGTAAGTGGAAGTTTGGTCTAGCGGGGTCGTGTTACGCGATTCGCTATATATTTCATAGACTTACGACGGTTTTACTGGTTCCTCAGCTGTACCATTACTTCCGCTTTATAATCAGGGCG